CAGCGGTTTCTAAAATTCCAAATGTAGATCCTGATGTATTATCTGTTATTCCAAGTTGCGTCTGTGTATATGATAATCGAAGATTAATTAAGAAATCTAAATCATCCATTGCAGGGTATTGTTTTCCACGAAATCCTGACGTATTTGCATTACTAAATAGTAGAACTTTATTTTTATAGGCATTAATATGATTCATTAAAATTTGTCCTTCTTGTTGTTGACGATAATATGTACCAGTTGGTTCATCCTTCAAAAAGTGAGTGGCGAGCGGCTGTATCATTTTTGCAACATTTGAAAAATAAGTAAGAACAGTGGTAGAGTCATATCCGCCAGGGGGTTGTCGTAAGAAATATAATACGACAGTAACAGGATCAGATGCATTCTGACATGATGATGCAAATGCGTAATAGTTAATTTTTTCACATGTATCACGAATAGTTGAATATGCATTTGAATTACAGAACGGTTTATTTGATGCAGGATGTATCATAAGTTTTCCTTGTTTATCGCGAACAACCAATGTAGGAAAATATTGCGATGCGTCACAATCTTGTATATAATCAATTTCTAATATAAATGTGCGACAACCTGCCAATACTGCATTCTGTACAGCAATATCTGGGTCATAATATGTATCTCCTATAGGACCGATGTATCCTGTTGCTCTACATCCGAGACTGTAAAAATTAGTAAAAATCTGTTCAGATTCTGGTATATTATCTAATGTTTCATCCAATGGTCGTTTTCCATTGGATGCATCTGAATATGTATCAGATAGCAGTTTTACTTGTTTGACATATTCTTTATCTGATTTAAAAGAGGCTGACTCAAACCCTTCTTTAATATTCATTAAATAAATGCTTATAGTAATAAGAGCTATAACAGCCATCATAGAAATACAAATCCATACTGTATTCATTCCTATGTTATTCCTATGTTTTTAGGAGATTAAACAAATATATAGAAACACATAAAACATATAAAATCCGGACAGACAGAATATAAATATAATGCTATATATTTATATAATGACAGTATGATGTCCTTTCTAACTTTTCAAGAATTATTAAAAAATGATAATTATAATTGGAGTCTGTATTTTTATCATTTACTTTCAAAACCCAATCGTAGTCCATTAGAGACTACATTGATGCAATCATATTATAATTGTTATAATTCTGAATGCATTGACCGCTGTTGTTGTGATGAAAATCCTATATATAATTGTGGACCCGAGTGCTGTACTCAAGAATTATGTGGAACATGTAGTACAATGATTCGTATTTGTAGAGATATATGGTTTCCTTCATATCACTGTATTCTTTGTTTTAATTGTTATAAAAAAGAGAAAACTAGTTAGAAGTTCTTAGAATAATTAATCAGATTCAGATACTTGGGACAAACGAGAAACCAATGGCACCATACATTTCTCCCATGTATATGTACTAACCGTTTCTTTCGATTTGGTAGAATGAAGCTTTCGTATATTCGGATCAAATACATATTGTTCCATCGCCTTTGAAACATCTTCAGGATCTACAATATTTGCTTCACCTGACAGTGCATTATAGCCATAAGGAATATAATAACGCATCTTGGGTTTTACAAGCATAGAATTATCCATGCAACAGTATTCAGTATATCCATTAATCTCGGGAACTACCTGTGGAACACCGACTGCCATTTGTTCAAAACTACACAAACCAAATCCCTCACCCTCTGCACAACTTACACCTGCATCACCACAGTTATTTAATACATTAATATCTTCATCTTTATAGCATGTATCAGATGAAGTAATTAGCAAACGATCACCAAATACGTTAACAGCCTCGCCATGCAATTTAATCTCTCTAGCAAAAATGTCAAAGAGATTATATCCACCTGCGCCACCTTCTTTATTTGCAACGATTAATAGAAAAATGGGTTTAAGGGGATGACGAATCATCAACTTTACAAAGGACATGATTAAAAGATCCAACCGTTTTCGCGGAATATTCTTATTTAGTGAGGTAAACAAGAAAACATCTTTTGGAAGTCCCAGCATTTGACGTGCTATATCCTTTGGAATCACCTTAAATACAGAAGTATCTACACCATGACGTAGTACATCAACTGGACGAGTAATTCCTTGTGATTTAATAGAATCTTTCCATGATTTTGTAAAGCAGAAGATTCGCTCAACATCGCGATTTAGCACATCAATCATAGATTGGGGTTGCATGACATATGTAGTATCAACATATGCCCATACACGAAAAGAGCGTTGTTCAAATACTTTACGAATACTTTCAATATAGTTGCAAATCATTGCAAGATCATTATAAATGAATACAACATCGGGCTTTTCTTGTTGAATCACAGTGGTTAACTCTGTATGTGCAAAACCATTCTTTTTATCTTTATCTTTGTCGCTCTCTAAAGCAGAGCCATCAATTACTTTTACACCAGATGGAAGCTTACGGCCAAGATCAGCATTCGTTAAATTATGTGTTCCAAAATGGACGACTGTAATCCAAGAATGAGATGTCAGCTGTTTAATCATATTATATGCAACTTTACTGTATCCATTGACTTGATTAGTATGTGTAGAAACTAGTAAAAGTTTTACTGGAGCAAATTTGGGTTCTTCAGGAACTACATTTTTTGTTTCTGCAATTTGAGTGAGTTCATTTAGAAAATTAGATAAATCAGTCATTATCTTATATAACTCATATTCAAGTAATTGCTTTATATTATTTTTTATAATTTATATAATATGCGTCTATAATAGAATGTTTGAAGAAAATGATGTACCTCCTCAATTAAAAGGTGGTCGGCGCGGACGCAAATCTCGTCATGCTAAGTCAAAGAAGTCCCAGAATGGTGGCAAGAAGACTCGTAAGTCAAAAGGCCCCTCCGACTGGAACAAGAAGGTTATGATGATTTACCGTGATATGAAAAAGAAAGATAAGAATGTTAAATTGGGTGCGGCTATGAAGGAGGCTTCTCGTCGTAAGAAGGCTGGTAAATTGTAAGCGACTTGTTAAAACTCGTTAAAACTCGTTAAAACTCGTAAGAAAAGCAACTAAATATTTCTAATAAACATGCTATTTTCATATTTGATAAACATCATATAAATGCTTATCATATATTTGTCAGAATGTTGCTCATCTTTAATTTCAATCATAAATGCATTAAATGCACTTGTGATTGAATGATTTCTGTCAAGTAAGACTGTAATAAGTTTTTTCCATTTATTAAATGTATTTTCATCATTAAATTGTTGAATTTGTTGAAATAATCCGTATAAACATGTAAATACAATAGGTGTAAGAAAATCGCGATGTTGCTCCAAATGATAGTTCATTTTTAGCTATCATATCTAGCTTATTGCAAATCAATTTTTATATTCAGCAAAAAAGTGCTTTAACCTCTTCTTTCCATTTCATCCATCGCCGTCCAACTTCTTTCTGTATTTCATCTGTAATATTCGTTTGAATTACGGCAGGGTCTGTCCAGCAATACAATTCTGTTATCTGTAGATGTGAATCAATCCATGCAGTATATTTATTGGATTCTACTGCAACTGGAAGCACTCCTGCCTCCAATGCTTCATATAAACGAAATGTTTCCATATTGTTTCCTTTAAGAATTGGACAAAACTTACTATTTCCAAGAAGTTCTAGATAATCTGCCATCTTTGTCCTATTCGGATCTTTCCATTGTGGTTGTAGGCTACAATTATAAGGCTTATATGCCATAAATTGTTTTAGCTGTTCACTGCGATTAAACCAATCTGTTCCATGAAAACTCCATATAAGCGAACGCTCACTAAACGTCTTAGAAGAATCCACAAATTTATGATGATATCCTAATGGAATCGTATAGACATGCGAATGTGTTAAAGGTCTAACATAATTGCGAACCACTTTCTTACACATTTTTAGTTCATAGAAATCAATAGGGTCTGTTCCAAATTCATCACTTAGATGTAATACATTGAAGGGTACTTCCTGTTTTTCAAATACATTTAATATCATATTCCATTTATCGATGTAAGGACGTTGTACTAAATACCATGCATTTTCTACATTTTCTTTAAGAGGCAGAAACTCGATCGGTTTCTGAAACATATCTTGTAGCCAGGTTAATTCATATAAATCGGGTTTATTTTCAATATAATATATTGTCTGTTTTCTAATAATATTCTGATAAATAAGTTCTGCCTGACTAAAACATTCTGTATTATTATAAATATCACTGTCGAACTTTTTCTCTGTATGCAATTCATTAAACTGTGATTCATTATACTGTGCATCTTCTTCTTGAAAACAGAATGTCTGTGTTTCATTCAATACATATTTAATTAGACCAATAACAGGATGATTAATCAAGTGATCACATGGAATACAGAGTTTGTCATTTGAATACTGAATATAATCCAGAAGTTTCTGTGCACCACGCTTTGTTAAGATATAACTATAAGCACAGAAGTGAAAATGAGCAATGGGTTCTTTTGTAAAAAATGTATTTGGTTTGAGTTTAGACCAATATTCATTAACTTTTTCTAATGCCTGTGGAAGCACATGGCGATTTGTAGGGAGTACACCACCTAAGTATAATAGTTCAGCATCAACAGGAATATCTTGGACATAGTTTTGCCAACCTGGTTTGAATCTCACATCATCTTCTAGAATGAGTGTATATGTTGCATTATCTTTGACAATCTTTGACCAGACAGAAATATGACTAAGTGCACAGGCAATAACAGATTTCTTCCATTGAAATGTATTATTCTTACAGAGCTGATAAAGTGCATCAGTCATTTGTAATTCTTTCCCATTTACTGCCGACACACGTGTCAAATCAATATCTGGATGGACTTTAGTAAATGACTCCAAGCGATCCTGACGTGTATCCAAATTAATCATGTATATTTTATCAATTAGTGATGTATTGCTAACTATAATAATAGGAGGTTTGGATGCAATCTCCAAAAGTCGTCGACTCATTTCAGAAATAACATTAAGAGCAGCCTGTTTTCTGGGCTCATCTAGAGGTGGTGTAGCAGCGATTTTAGCACACATTGCAGGATTTGCTTCCAGACGTTTAACAATATCTACTATATTACTACTAGAAGTTAGCTGAGAAAGATTTACAAAGGATTGTGGATTGAAATCGGTCTCAGCTGTTCCCCAATATAGTGGAACGCATCCTGCCATTTTAGCATGTAATAGTTTTTCTGTTAGGTATCCTGGCGACTGTGAATTCTCAAAACTCAAAGTGAACTTGTGCTCTGTGAAGAAATGGTGTTTTGAGATATCTCCACAGCCTCCTCCTGGATATTTTAGTTGTAGCTGACCACCAATATTATTCTGATAGGCACCGCCACTTGAAACGGGTTTGTACTCATTGAGTGCTTGAAATGCCTCATTGCGCATTTGACATATAGGATTACTTACGACAAATGCACAGAACTTTTGTCGTTGTTCAAATGGAATAGGATGAGGTATTAAAGCATAGTGTAGGGGCATACGAATAGGATTGTCTTCATGATTAGTTGGCATTAAGTCAGTAGAGAACCAGTCAATAAAATGCATCCAGGTAGGGACTCGCATATGTGTTGCATCTTCTTCTAAACGGGATGATATGTATAGTGCAATGGAAGGATCAGTAGGATGTTCCCAGTTTTCTCCACTGAAATAGACGCGTGGTATAACAGAAGGAGCTGACTTCCACCCTTCAGAATAAGGACCGAAAATAAGAAGATTTGCTTCTTTTACTGGGAGATCACTGAATTTGACACCTTTTATGGATTTATTACTAAGTTCATTATGTAGTTCATTCCTTAAAGAATCCATGATAAAATTCTTATCATAATTGAATCCAGGCCACATATCATCAAATGCAATAATCAAATCATTTGCTGTCTTTACAGTAGTTTCAAGTTTATTAACAGGTGCAAGTTTACAACTACCATCCTTTTCGATCACAAGTTTAGAAAAATCTACAAGAATCTGTGACCATTCTGGCAGTTTCTTAAAAACAGAAAATACATCCAATCCATCACGAATATTCCCACTGTACCATTTTGAAGGATCTTCTAGAAAATGAGTAAATGCTAAAACAATCTGTTCAATACTATTGCCTTCATAATACATCAGTTTTAAAGAAGGATGAAAATCGCGTAAGAAAGGACTATTATGAATAATAGGAAGACCTAACCATAGCGCATTAAATAGCCCTAGACGCACAGGTGAAAATCTCGTATGAGAGAACAAGATATCATTATCAGTCCATTCAAAAAACGGCTCTTTATCGGCAAATGAAGCATTAAGCTTATCAAATTCAATTGTATTCAACACATTTTCTTTAAGAAATTTATTCTCTTTTAAGTGATTCATATTATGAACTTTATAAGTTGCACGAATATTTTCATTTAATTCGCGAATAGCTACCAATGGAATAACGGAAGAGCTGGAATTATTCGTGTTTTTCTCGGCTACATGGATAGTCCATGGAGCTTTTACATCAACTACTTTTTCAATCGCATAATGGGCTACAATAGAGGATGACCATGTAAATGGTACGCGTCGAATGGGACAAGGGAATATGGTCTGAATTGATGGAATTGTTTCAGGAGGATTCAGAATATCCCAGCACCATATTTCATTAACATGTACCATACTCCGTGGAACATAAGGAGTTTCAATATATAGTTGTTGATCCATTTCAGCAAATTGTAGAAATGTTCTCAGAAATACAATCGTCTTTTTAGTGGAGAGTTTTCGAGCCGCTTCTGGTACACATCCATCAATATCTAATAAAATATCTAGATCGCGTATTTGATATAGTTTAGAAGTAGGCCATATGCAAGGGAAAGATTCGTCCCATACTTTATCACCATTTGTATAATCGATCAGAATCACTTCATATTTCAGTGATGTTAATAATTCTGCAAATAATACAGCAGTTTGATTAAGACCGCTATAAAACAGTGTTTCATTTGGATTATATGAGATTCCAATACGAATCATTATATAGTATATACTGATTTGCTTTATGTCATTTGCTTTATTTTTATTATATTATATAAGGAGTAAATGCATTGAAAAAATGAAAATAAAAAATTGAAGTAAAAAATGAAGAAGAAGTAGATAAATTCGAACACACAATGGACTTCTCTACCAAAACGAAGAAAGAGTTAGTTGTATTCTGCAATAAAATTGGAATTAAAGGAGCTGCTTCAAAAAAAACTAAAGATATTATTATTAAATTAATTCAAAAGCACAACGCGGATAATGAGGAAAAGAAAGAAGATGCGCTAGAAGAAAAAGTGATGGAGAAGCCCTTGAATATTGTTTGCCCCGAAGACGTCATGGATGGCTCTCTCTTTACAAAGGATACTCGTCAGGAACTATATGGTAAAGTTGCGGGTGGAGGAGGATCAAGAAAACCAGAGGAGTATCAGAAAAAACAAATTACATTGGGAACGGGTCGCCCATGCAATACAACGCATACTCGGATTAATTGGCGAAAGAATGAGATGATGGAAAACTCTCAACCCATGCGAAAAGATGATGGATTTGACTACACTGAAAACTTTGATGGAAAACAGATATTTGCACCAAATACGGTATGGATTAATCTGAAATCAGTGGTTGGAAAAGGGGGATCACAGACACGAACACTTCGCGACGAATGTTATAGATTTGTTGACGCGCAGCTTAACTACTTATTAAAAACAAAAAAGACAGACTATTTCTTTGCGAATATCTTTGATGGAGATGAGGCTTCATCAACCCTGACTAAGTTTAACTATTTACTTGAACTGGCCGAGTTCTCAACTGTTAAGAAATATGTATACGTCGGCGACTTAAAAGGATACTTTGCATGGGTTAAGGAAAATGTATGCTAATCAAATGAAGAACAATTGTATAAGCCAATTCAAACGGAATACGCTTTCTGGCATATTCCTTTGATTCTCTATATTGTGGAAGAAATAGACTCCATGTATCATTTCTCTTCTTTTCTACAAGATTATTAAACTCTACACATATTTTTTGTTGTTCTTCTGAAGAAAGAGTTTTTCCTTGAATGCAGAGGGTTGCATATGTTCGGCTACATTCTTTCGCAGGATATATATAACCCTCTTTGTATTCAAGACAGATTCGTCCATCTTTTGTTCCACTATCAAGAGCAGATAGTGTAATTGATGTCCTCTGTTCATTATCTTTGAGTTTCTGTCCTTCAACATGTCGTCTAACCTTTACTCCTAAAGGAATCGATAATTTATATATATCTCCTCCTATAATCCAATCATTTTCCCTACTCATTTTAAAGGTGCATTTATTATTCGATGGTAAAGAAATCCATTCAACAAACTGTTCCTCAAGTAAAACAGGTGATTTCTCAAATGAAAACGCAACAACGGTGGTAGTCGTATCTGGAAATACGGTCTCTTCAAAGTATTTAACCTTCAATAATTTATATTTTGATAGAAAGTTATTTCTGCAGCGAACATCTAAATCACGAGGTGATAAGAAGAAGCCAGCAGGTATAATAAAGATTCCACCTGCACATTGTTCTTGTTTTGTCAAAGAAGTTATAAAACATTTATATAGATCATTTGTATCATACATATCAAATATATCTTTTTTATCGCACTTATTTCTAGCAAGATATGGTGGATTTGTAAGAATCCATGCATCTGTATAATTTGGTGGATTGATAAGAGTATCGCGCTGAATAACATCATCTCTTTTTGGATCTATATCATACATTTCAACAGGAAATGTGTTTTTATTCTGTACAAGCCAATCAAGTAAATCACCCTTTCCAGCAAATGGTTCTATGATGCATCTAACATCTGCTGGTATAGATAAACCATCAAGGATGTATGAACTATTTACAGTATAGAACTGTCCTTTCATCTTCTTTCCTTTAGATTCAGTGGGTATTTTGAGTATATCTTCGTTTATAACTTCGTTTATAACTTCGTTTATAACTTCGTTTATAACTGCATTAATTATAGTTTTCTCTTCCACATTTTCTTTTATCTCTTCATTCGTCTTAACACATTTCTTCGAATGAGTAGTATAGCGACTCTTTTGCATGAAAATAAGATCACATATCTGGCAAGTATAGGTAGGCATGGTATTCTATCTATTATTCTGTTGATTATTTATATCAATTTTTTGTACTCTGAATTATTCCAAAATTGTTCGCCAGCGTCCTTGAATCCCAGGATTATGAATACTGTGTTTCCAAATCAAATTTGCAGCATGTGTTTTATATATAGCGAGTTGTTCTTTGTGAGCAGTAAGAGCATCATATAAGCGTTGAATTGCGATAGACCATTGATTGATAGAATAATAATATCCATATTGATCCCATCCTTCAGAATTATGTAGAATAGGATAATTGTATGAGATAAGTTCAAGTGTCATATAGTTATAATCATTATTCCACTGATGTGTAATAAAACAGGCTGATCGATGATCTGTCATAATTTGATTAATTTTTTTACGAGGATATAAGACCATTCTATTCATCTTGTATATTTGTAGACTAGAAACGAATTTATTAAATGCATTTGCAGATAGCTTCAGACGATCGCCGTTTACAATATGTAGTTTCCCTTTCCATTCTGGATAAGTCTTTGCAAATGCTTCCACTAAAAGAATAGAATAAAATGAACATTTCTGAAATGAAATGCTTGGATCTGTAATGACTATATCTTGTATTTCCCATTTGGCAGGTGGAGTCCATAGCAAATTTGTACCATATTGTTGAATAAAACATGGGTCCCATACATAAGGAACAACACTGCTTTTATGAATGGCAGTACGATTAATAACAGCGGCATAATCTATATGTTGTTTATAATGAGGGCTTGTCCAGATTTCATCCAGCTCACCTACAATATGATGGTTAAAGAACATACTAGGATAATTCTGAATGGTTTCTATGTCGATGTTAAGGATATTACCGAGATACAACTTAGCAATACGTGTTCCACTATTATGTAGATGGCGTCGAGTAGCTTCATCAATACTCATTCCAATTTCTACGAAAATATGAAAGGGTTGATTGGATGTGACAAGCTCATTTGTTTTAATATATTGATAGCGTTCTAAAAATGTCTTTTTATTGGTTGATATAGTTGTCTGTAAAAGTCGACAGGAGTAACCCATAGATTCAAATAGATCATATAGAATAATAATATTCTGTGTTAATCCATTGATAAATAGAGATTCATCATTAATTTCATTGGATGCAAGAATGATAATTTTTTTAGAATGCACAAATGATGATAGAACAATGGGTTGTAGTTCTTCTTTAGGAAGAATAGTATTTCCTGGAAGAAAATTCATTAATCATAACTGTATTAAACTCTTTATGTTTTAGAAAATAGAAACAGAAATAAAACTAAAACTAAAACTAAAACTAAAAAATTGATATATATAACATATAAAGATAACCTCTAAATACTAGTATGTCAAAGTCCAAAAAGAAATCTGATAATGTATTTGAAAAAGAAATTGCAGATGTTAGCACAGAACTGTCTGTAAAAACTACAATGATAGATCAGTTAAAAGATGAAACAAAAGAGTTAGAAGAGAAGCTTACCGTCAATAAAACTGTAATGAAATCATTGAAAGATAACATCAAAGAATTGGCTGAAAAAGTAGATATGCTTAAAAAGAAACAGGCGTTAGCCAAAGAAAAAGAGCAGAAGGAGAAAGAACAAGAAGAGAAACTAAGAAAAGAGATTGAAATGAAAATCCGTGAAGAGCATGAAATCAAAAAGAAAGTAGATGAAGAATTGCAACGTATCAAATCATTAAAGCCTGAAGTGAAGGAGAAATTTGAAGTAAAAAAGAAATTAAAGGAGAAAGAAAAAGAAGAACTTGACCCTGGTGTATCATCTATAGTAGAAATTGCAACTAGTGCTGGTATTATAATTGGTAATATTATAAAACGCAAATCAATTCCTAAAGCAGTAAAAAGTACATTATGGAATATACATTTTACTGAAAATAATGCGAAAGGAGAATGTAAAGTATGTAATAAAGAAATCAAAATGACAGATTTTGATGCTGGACATATTGTTGCAGTAGCAAATGGAGGAAGTGATAATTTAGATAATTTAATGCCAGTATGTAGTCTATGTAATAAATCAATGGGTGTTCAAAATCTGAATGAATTTAAAAAGTTATATTTTGAAAAAACAGAACTTTAATATCATTGTATAAAATATAACAGATGTCGCAGTTCTCAACATTCCCTAGTACATATTCTATTCCTCCAGCATCTTTTTATAATATGCAAGGATTGATAGGTTGGCTCAATCAAAATCCAACATATAAACAGTATTTTATTAATTATCCTAATATAACTCCTGGTCTATCTCCTATAAAATCCACGATGATAAATTCTACTACATCAAGTAGTATACCATATAATGTACAAAATGCACCACTTCAACCTCTTGTAATAACAATGTCATATAATCAATTACAACAATATAATTCACAAATACAACTATTTAGACGGGTATATGAATTTAATTCAAATGCCTATATAAGATCTCTTCCTGTAGGTGGGCCTATTTATTATTCTTTTTCATCATATAAAGAATTAACGGAATATAAGGCATCTGTTGGATTAGTAAATAAATTATATCCATTTAAACCGATGGCATATGGAACGAATGAATTTGGTAAATCATTGAATTGGATTGTTCCGTTTCCTCTTTAGATCTAGTGCAGCGTCATTAAATACATAAGTTGTCCCAGCTCTCTTAACAGATCATCTAAGATATTAATAAGATCTGTGTGCATCTGTAATGGTTTATGCATTCCTTGAACATATTTCATAGCAGCCTTTACAATTCTAACTGCTCCTGCTTCTGTTAAATTTTGTACTGTAATTGTGGCGTTCTTTCCAGTTAGCCTAGGACGTCCAAACTTTCCAATGTATACTTCTACAAAGGAATCAATACGTTCTTCTAATTTAGCAAGAGTTGTGTCCGTAGCAACATGACGGGCGTATACTCTTGTTTGCCAATGATATAATTTAACCTGGTCTCGTAATTGTAAAAAAAAATGAATATATTCGGCTGACATCTATACTATAACATAATAAAATTGATTATTACAATATTTTTATTATTTTTAAACCATGTGTACTATTTGTAGCACTATTCTAATAAACTTTGGAATTAAACATGAAGAATTAGATTGTCCGCTCAGAAAAAGTCAATACTGTAGCATATGTGCACAATATGGGCATCTTACAAAAGGATGTCCTCAAAAAAAGAAACGATTGTTGTTTATTAAAGATAATGAGATAACTATTAAGGAATTCTTATCAAAACACAATATTACATATAAGAAAAATTATAGACATCTTTTGCATAATTATGCACAAATAAATCATATGAGAATTGTATATATGCTATAATAGAATGTATAAACAAAATAAACTTTCTAAACGTTTAAAACGATTCAAACAATCCATACGATCAACACGTTTAAAACGTCGTCATACTAGAAAAAATAACCGTCGTCATACTCGTCGCAAAGGTGGTAGTTATAGACAACAGACAGAAAAGACACTTGAAGGAGTCGCGTTAGAGAAAGATGCAGTAGTAGATGTAGCTGGATTTGGAACGATGAGTATTAAAGAGTATATTCAATATATTAATAATCATGATTCACATCCACGTTCCTAAGGATTTTGTGAATTTTCAATAACAATCTGAAAATCATTTGGACGAAGTGCTACGGTTCTTAGTGCTTCTATTTGTTCTTCATCTAATTCTGTTACTTTACATACACGTTCAAAGATTGTCTCTGCGACAGAATACCATACATCATATAGAATCTGTTCAGCGATTTTTTGTTTAGGGTCTAACTCAGCCATCTTTTCAGCCATCTTTTATTTTTATATAATTTAGTTATTAATCAATTTTTATAGAGAAATGCGTTTAACAATTTAAACGCTAATCATATATATTAATATAACAATATGTCTAACATAACAGAGGAAGCCTTAACTAATCCGCAAGAGAATGATCTTGCTACTCTAACTCATTCTATTATTGAATGGCGTCGTTTGAAAGAAGATAGTGATGGTTGGAAGCGTCAATTGCGTGAAGCAAATACGAAAATGAAGGCCTTGGAGAAAATTATTCTGGCTGTTATGAAATCTCACAACATTGGTGCTTTGGATTTGAAGAATTCTGGTGGGCGTGTCTTTTTTAAGACAAAGAAATCTCAGGGAAGCGTTGGTCAAAAGAATATGATTAAACTCATTGGCGATTATTTGAAGTCAGCGGATGAAGCAACGAAATTAATGGAATATGTTCAGGCACAGCGTCCTATAGTGGTCAAAGAATCGATCCATTATGAAAAGGCATAAAAGGCATAAAAGGCATAAAAGGCATAAAAGGCATAAAAAATATTTTCTCTAAATAGAAAATGTTGAAAGACTTATGTCGTGCTGGTATTGACTGTGTATCTACTGTACCCGGTCCTGAACAAAAGATGGGCTATAAAGATTTAGTTGCATCTATTTTAGCTTTTATTCTGGCTATTTTTATTATTGCATTTATCGGCAAGTACATTTGGAACATGGTTATGCCCCAATTATTCACGGTTGTCCGCCCTGTTCAGGACTGCTGGCAGATTATTGGATTGCTCATTTTAGTTTCTATTTTCCGTTAAGAAACTTCTTAAGGTACTTCTTAACTTCGTTAAGATACTTCTAGAACTTTATTAATATTATTAATAATATAAAGATTTCATTTATATTATAAGTAATATAAGTAATATAAGTAATATAAGTAATATCAGCAATATGTGGTATGAAACAATGATTATATTTATAATTCTTATAGCAATTGGTTATTATATTGTACGGCATTTGGGTTATATTTGCAATCCTTAAATATCGTACCTTAAACATCTTAAACATCTGAAAGATCTCATCTATCAATAGATGTTTTTACTATATTTCCTCATTTTAGTATTTTGTGTAATTGTAGGCATGATGCTTTACTATGTTCTTAAACCGCAGCCTCTAGCAAATCCGTGCCCTGAAGATAAACCGTGCAACAAAGCAAACCAGTGTAATTTGTGTAGACAGCCAAAGCCGCGATGCCAATGCCACAAACCATGCCCGTCATGCTAGACATAATAGATTAAATTATATATAATTATAGAATATGTGATTATATGTACTTTTTACCACACTTTTTCCTAAAAAGTGTATAGATGAGCAACTACCTTGCACTATTAAATTTTAATTTAACTAGCATTAATGCTAGTACGATTAATTATTCAACATTGATTGGTTCAACTATAAATGCTAATACAGTATCTATTAATTCAACTATAAATATAAGTAGTATTGTGTCTCGTTCAATTAATTATTCAACCCTAATAGGGTCTACTATAAATGTTAATACAGTATCTATTGCTTCAACTATAACTACTAGTAGTATATTGACTACTGGTAATGTTGGTATTGGAACGAATAATCCTACTAATTTACTAACAGTTGGTGTATCTGCAAATCCCATTGCAAATTCAGCAGGCACTACCAATCTTGTAGTAAATGGAAATATTAATTGTAACCGCAATCGACTCATTTTTTCAGGAACTGTAATTGATAGAAATCATTCTATTTATAATAATTTTTACAATCTTGATAATGAAGGTGTATGGGATGGTATGAAATTTAATGTATTTAATGGAGCATGGTTTCGTGTTGGAA